CCAAGCAGCATTATCAAACTCCTGCGAATACGTCAGCAAGTTCTCCTCAGCCTTAACCGGCGTCTTCCCATCATAGTACGCAGCAGTACCAGTACGTGTGAAGGTAATGCGAGGGTCTACGGTTTGACTGTTGGCGAAGTCAAGATTGAGCGTGGGTTTGATGCTTGGCATACCACTAGCGACACCCAAGACAATAGCACTTGCAGAGGCTGCACTAGCGGCTGCATTGGATGCGCTCGTAGATGCCGCAGAGGCGCTTGCAGAGGCTGCAGAGGCGCTCGCGCTGGCTGCAGCAGCATTGGCTGTAGTAACAGTAGCAGAACCCGCCGCAGAGGCCGTAGATGTGTCCAGTGTGGCTTTGCTTACGTTTACGGCGGTGAGCAGAGCCGTCGTGTTATTGACCAGCGTATTGACGCTATCTTCGAGTGCCATGGTGATCGTTCCTTATACAAATGCGTGGTGCTGGACGACTATGGTTTGTGTAGCGATGATATTCGCAGCCATGTCTGTAAAGTACGTCCCAAACACCTGTTGATAGGCTGCAGTGGTCGCGTCTGTCGCAGTGTCTACCAGAGTCTCCAGATAGTACGCCGCGCTGGTTGCTGATTGTTGGGCGTTTGCTGCCGATGATTGGGCTGCCGTAGCACTTGTAGCTGCTGCAGAGGCTCTTGTAGCCGCCAGGCCTGCCTGGGTAGTGGCTATTCCTGCCTGAGTCGTTGCTGTGGTTGCAGAACCACTAGCGGCTGTAGCTGACCCCGCTGCTGCTGTAGCGGAAGATGCTGACGCTGATGCCGAAGACGCTGACGCGGTAGCGGCTGTTTGAGCTGCCACTCGATCCGCTGCTGCAAGGTCCGCAGAGTTTCCTGCAGCCACAGCGTACACGCCAGCCTGCTGACGGTTTGCAATGGCATTTGCTTCAGCGCCAGAAGCCGTAATGGCACTGGAAACTGCTGTTGACGCAGAGTTAGAAGCCGTTGTGGCTGATGCTGCTGCTGCCGTAGCAGAACCGCTTGCATCAGAGGCCGAAGTTGCAGCTGCTAGTGCAGATGTATTTGCCGCAGAAGCCGAGGAAGATGCTAGACCTGCCTGCGTCGTTGCCAAACCCACCTGAGCCGTAGCAACAGAAGCCTGAGATGCTGCTGTAGAAGCCGACGTAGCCGCCTCGCCGGCCTTAGTTGTGGCCGCGTTGGCGTTTGCCGTAGCAGATGTTGCTGATCCCGCAGCTGATAGCGCACTTGAAGCCGCATTGGAGTTCGAAGTTTCTGCAGCAGATGCGTAAGCGGCAGCACTAACAGCAGACTGAGACGCTTCAAGTGCGGAAACATTGGCTGCATCCGCTGATACATCAGCTAGCTGAGCTTGTGCCGTAACCAGGGCCAGGGCACCCTGAGCTGCGATCAGTGCTTGCGCAGCGGCGTCAACGGTAGGATACGGTGCCTGAACAATGATGTTCTCAAGCAGGCACGCACTATTCGGCACAGCCGCAGTGGTGTCCAGGTACTTCTTACCCGTATCGGGGTTGTACGCCTTGATGGAGTACAGCGATCCAGCTACACCCAAAGCATTGGGCCACAGGTTCAGAATACAGGTACCGTTTGCGTCAGCAGTCGCCTCTACGACTTCCGGTACGACGAAGCCGTTGTAGATTTCAGTCTGGTCCAGCTTGGCGATGAATCGCCCGCCGACTACCGGGTTTCCGTTCTGGTCAAACGCTGTGCACGTGACGGCTACGGTTGGAATGCTCATGGGGCACCTTTATGATTTTGGTGCTACTTGCGTAGCCGATTGCAGCTCTACGCCAAGAATGCCTTGAGCCTTCTGCATATACGCTTGCGAGAGCCCAGCGTTGCCGCCGTACTCGGCGTCTTTGGCGTATGCGTAGTGCAGGACGACGCACAGCAGCGCAGTGCTCCACTGGTCGTTGAGGCTTATGTTCCCGCTCACGGTCGTGTAGGCCAGGCCGTCACCACTGGGTGTAGTGACGTCTGTCGGGTATGCCGAATACTCGATGTCTACCGAAGCACTCGTTGTGGCCGGCGGGTACACCAGAAACTGGCGTGGCAGGCGCATATCGTGCATGAAGTGCACTACGGTTGCTGCAGCAGTGGCAGAGCGCCAAGAGGCAAGCGTAGCATCCAGAAGGACCGTGTCTACCTTGGTAATCCGAGTTCCAGATGTGTTGGCTGGGATATCTATGAGGCTGGCAGCAGCTACAGGGATTGTTTGCTTGAATCCCGCTACAAGAGCCAGTGTAGCCAGGACTGCAGTTGTGTCTGGTCGCACTGTCTGGATGTCCCGTTGACCACGGTTGAGGTGGCGAACAAGTTCAGTGGCGGACCAGCGCACGCCCGCCAAGTCTTGCAGCGCCGTCTGGGCGTCAAGGATGATGGATTGAGCTGTGGTGGCCATTCAGTACCTCATGCGAACGGGCGACTGCGCACCCGCATAGACCCGCGAGTCAGGCCATACATACCCTCAATACGAGAGGAGTTTACCCCTTTCGCTTCCTTCTCAGACAAGGCATTTGCCATGGCGAAGTTTGTAAATGGCTGATCCGGCACCATCATGCAGCGTGACATCGTGCCAGCCACAAGTGGGTCAATCCAGATGTTGTACAAGTCGTCTTCCAGCTGCGTGGCCGTCATGGACGGGCGCAGAGCAACATTCACACGAACGTCGTACACGTCATCCGGAGTTGGCGTCAAGCGCAGCGTGAACTCAGAATCTGTTCGGTCAGTGTAGAAGCCGCGAGGCCTAGCGTTCTGTGTGGGCAGTGTGCCGACAACCTCAGACATCACTGCCTGAAGGTTGTACACGTCATCGAGGATGACGCCCATGACACGGCCTATAACCAGCTGCGAAGACGGAGACTCAAGTTCGTAGGATGCGTTGCCTACCGTTGTGGTAAACACGTCGAGGTCTTGTCGCAAAACTTGCGACGCCTCGCAAAACTCGATAGCCGTATTCAATAGCGCCTGGGCAACCAGCGGCTCAGGGCACCCTGGAAGGTACGGCAGGATTCGCGGGTAGAAGGCGCTAAACGGTTTCATGACAAGTCTATATCGTGATCGTCGGGCTCCGGCAGCACAACTTCGACAGATTCTACTGGTAAAGCGGCAGCTTGGCGAGTACGTCGCGGTGCGCGAACAACCGGCTTGGGTTCTTCTGCCACAACAATGTTGGATTCTTCGGCAGCAATAATATCACCTTCTGCGGTGCGTACCCAATTCGACCCATCAACGACACCGATAACTACCTGCACACCATTGCGCATAACAACAGCGCGATTCAGGATCATTTCGCCACCAAGGCGTTCTACGAGTTCGACAACATTCATATCGGTCTCCAAAAGAAAATAGGGGCCAATTATGGCCCCTATTTACGCCCCAATCAATTAGATGGGGGTTGCAACGCCGCCGAGCAAGGCGACCCAAGTCAGACCGTCGGTACCGACCTGGATGAACTCAACCACTTGCTGCTGGCCCACGACCAGGTTAGCAACGGTAGCAGCGCCATTGATGGTAGCGCCGGTGTTGGGGTACACCTTGATGTCTTGCAGAGAGTCAAGGTTGGCAATAACGACGCGCTCCAGCTGGGCTCGGCCAGCTGGCAAAATCACGCCATCGTTGTCAACAGCGACAACAGTCACGGTAGCCAGAGCGCTGTCAATGACAGTAGCGCCGGCAGCGGTTTGAGTCGTACCAGCGGTCAAGCCAGTTTGTACACCGCCAGTCAGGCGGGCATAAGAACTTACGTTAGCCATGAGAATTTCTCCAAAATGAGGTTACAGAATAGGGGCCTAAGCCCCTACGTCATGTTTAGGAAGCGGAACCGACTTGGGCTACAACCAGAGCTTCAGGCTTCACAACCTTACGGCCATACACAGCCAGACCACGGACGATGTCACCGAAGTCAGTCTGGTTACGCAGAGGCTCGGTCTTGTTCACGGTCATGGCGAACGACGTGGCGGTCTTGGTACCGGCGATCATCACCCGGCGAGCCTTGGCACTACCAACGGAAGCACCGGTAGCGGTGTCAGACAGACCAGCAACGAGTGCCTTACCAGCAGCGCCCTTCGGCAGCAGGTTACTCACGTAGACCGTGAAGCGGTCCAACATACCGATCTTGCCGGTACGCAGGGTGCTGGACTGGTCGCCAGTGAAGTAAGCCTGAGCGATGTTCGATTGCATCAACAGATGGCGGTCGTAGGGGCTGATGATGAGGAATCGGCCATCTTCTGGCACGTTCTGCTCGTCCAGGGCGCTGGACATACGCAGAATACCGTTCAGCACGTTAGCAGCGCTGGACTGGTCGATGGGGTTGACGTCCGTACCCAGGTTGTAGGCAGCAGAAATCTTACCAGCGGTGGCACCGTAGTTACCGACGGCAGGGCCTTCGGTCACGAACGAGTTGAAGAACACTTCGTTCTCGATCTGAATCTTCAGCTGCTTGGCTGCGTCTTCGGTGAACATGTTCATCAGGTTCATGTCGGACTGGTAAGCCAACACGTCGTTGACTTGCACGCCGAAGTATTTGCCCTTGTTGACTTGCATGTCCTGGTAGATCGGCGTGGGGACTTCGTACTGCAGGTTCATGCCGGCAGAGTAGTCCTGGATGCTGATCGTGGGGGCCAGACGGATACGGATGGTGTCGCCCTGGTTCTTCAGTTCGCCTTCGTAGTCGGTGTTAGCGACTTCGCTCAGCATGGTGTTCTGGTAGAACTTGGCCAGCAATTTGCCGGACCACAGGGTGGGGATGAACGCGCCGGAATACGAGGTGCTCGTATTGAACGGTGCTTGTACGGGATAGACTGCGGGCATGTTAGCCTCCTAAGTTAAAAACAGGTTGGGTTCTGACCAACTCAGCATCAGCCGGTCACTCGACCGTCCATATAAGCTGAATCAATCTCAGCTTCAAGTTTCCGTGCCTCTTCGATTCGCCCGGAGGCCCCCATCTGGCGCACCTTCTGGAACATCGCTTCGATGTCCGAGGTCGTAAAAATACGGCCTGTAGGTGCTCCCTTTGCGGGTGCGGATGCGCTACGGCGAGGTTGAATTTGACGCTCAAGCTCAGCGGCCTTTTCGTTTTTTGGCTGCTCCACTTGGCCCATGCTCTTTCGGAACATGTCAACGTAGTATGCAACCCCGTCCGCATCGCCTCGTGCAAACGCGTCTTGTGCCACAGTTTTGCGAGGTGCACGAATCAGTGGGTCAACTTCATCCAGCCACTCAATCCACTTGGGATCAGTATTGACTTGGGCAAAATCTGGCACCAATCGGTACAACTGCTGCTCGAATGACGCCTCAGATACCTTGGTACCGGTCGTGGTCAACTGCTCGCGCAGCTTCTCATTCTCGGCCTTGAGGGCATCCAAGTCGTCACGGAACTCCTGGGCGACTTCACGCGCTACCTTGCGCTGGACTTCGATAAGGTCTTCACCGAATGCTTCAACATCAGCATCAGTTACCAGCTTCGCTTTGGCGGCGGGCTTCACTTCAGGCTTTGGGGCTTCCTGCTGCGCTTTGGCCATCTGGTCCATGCGCTGAGTCAGCTCTTTCAACTGAGAGTGCAAGCGAGGTACTTCCGCGTCGTACATCCCTTTCAGGGTACGGTACTTCTGTTCCCACTTGTCGTCCGACACTTCCGGCTCTACCGGCTTTGGCGTTGCTTCTTGTTTCGGCTCAACTGCTTCTTGCTGGTTGTCAGTCTCAGGCTCTGCTGGTGCTGCGGTATCCTGCGGTGCAGGGTTTTGTGCGGCGGTCAGCTGCGCTTCAATTGCTTCCAGCTCTTTCAACTGGGCTTCTACTTGCTTTGGCAATGCCATCATAGTTCCTTTAGGCTCCAACTCTGCTTCAGGCTCCGACTGTGGTCTGCCCGCAACATAATGGTCGGCTCAGGTTAAAAATCACAGGTCATTTATTGACCCGTTCCAAAATCTCTGACGATTTTTCAACCGCTTCGAGAAAATCCAAAAGGGTTTCTGCCCGACCTTGGAGGCGATGAATCCGAACCGGATCATCTGCAATTACGAGAGCTGCTTTGGCTTCTTCAAGGCGAGCCCTGAATAGCGACAACAACTGTTCGTTCTCCGGCTGCTTGCAGCGAACTAGCGCTTGCATATGCTGCCTGTCGGGTTTGTTACCCACAAAAATCTTCATGGTTAATTTTATAGCACCAACATACGTACGTGTCAACGCATTACATAAATTCCAGTAGCGCAATCATCTGGGCATCCGTCAGATTACGTACTGTTTTGGGTGGAAACGCAAATCCATATGAATTAACAATGCCAATTCGAGTGCGAGTAGATGCGCCAGAAGTCGGCCTACTTACTGAAAATTCTGCGTGCACTCGGCACGAAGGCGCACCTACTGATACCGCTGTTGCCGGTAAAGCTATATTGGACCGCGCTGAAATTTGAGCATTTACAGACGGTGTGCTTACTGGCTGCGTAACCGGCTGGGTTATTTCTGCCGGTCTTTCAGCCGCTGGTACTTGAACCGTTGGTGGCGTAACTATTGGTACACGAACAAGTGCCGGCCTTGCAGCGAGCGACCCGACATCTGGCATCAGTACGGAAAAACTGACCTCTACGGGTTTTAGTACATTCGGTGTGCTCGCATTGCGACGTAGCCTAATTCCGCCAGCCAGCGGTAGTTCCTGTACAGCATATGCCTGCGATACACCCTGTACTGCGACCAGCAAGGGTGTAAAGCCAACGCCTTGTAGCGCTATTGCGCGTGCATTTAGGCTCATTGCCTTGTTACCGTTGTTTCGCCGTTGCTCGTACCGAACACCTGCGTAATCGCGCCGGCGGTACGTCCAGTCGGTGTTACTGTAAGTGCGCCTGTTATACCGTGCAGCAGTGACAGCTCGTCGATCATGGTACTTGGGTTCGTACCTACGCTGGTTGGTGCAGCC